CGGCATCGTGTCGTTCACCACCAAGGCGGTTCGGGAGTTCCTGTCTCGGGCGTGCGCCAAGTTCAACCTGACGCCAAAGGACTTCCCGCACTGCCGCACGCTGCACGCCACGGGCTACCACGCCCTCGGGCTTCAGACGACGGACGTCATGGGCAGCGCCGACTATCGCAAGGTGGGCGACATGCTCGGGCTGGTGATGGAGGGACAGGAACGAGCATACGGGGAAGACGGGATCGCGGTGCCCACGGTCCTAGGTTCGGGGTCCAAGTACCTCAGTCTGATCATGCTCTCGACCTACCGGCAGTCGTCGCTGGAGTGGGAGTACAACTACGCCGGGAACTACAACATCCATTTCTCGAAGCTCGTGCAGGTCAAAGCGCAGCTGCAGGAGTACAAGTCCAAGTACAACAAGTACGACTTCGCAGACATGATCTACCGGTATGTGCAGATCTCGGAGCCGCCGTACTTGGATCTGTTGATCGTGGACGAGGCACAGGATCTGACGCCCTTGCAGTGGCGGATGGTCGAGAAGATGGCGGAGCGGGCGACCGAGGTTGTGATCGCCGGGGACGACGATCAGGCGATCCACCGCTGGGCCGCTGCGGACGTCGGAGAGTTCATGCGTTGCGCCAGCCATGTCGAGGTACTCAGCCAGTCATATCGCCTGCCACGGGCCGTCTGGGAGCTTGCCAGACGCATCTCAAAGCGCATCCCTGACCGGATGGAGAAGGAGTTCCTGCCGAGGGACGAAGAGGGCGAGGTCCACCGGGTGTGGAGGCTCGAGCAGATGCCGATCCAGCGAGGATCGTGGACCATCATGGCCCGGACCAACGCCTTCGTGGACGACTTCGCGAACGTGCTGCGCAAGCACGGGTTCTTCTACAGTCGCAACGGGCGCTGGTCGATTGACCAGACCTCGCTCGAGGTCATGGCGACATGGCGCGATCTGATTGATGGGCAGGCCCTGAACATCGGGAGGATCAAGACCTTCTACGAGAACGTGCCCAAGATGGGAAAGAACCCGGTGGTCAAGCGCGGGGTCACCAAGCTTCTCGATGCGGCAGACCCGGAGCAGGGGCTGACGTACGAGGACCTAGTTGCGAGGTTCGGGCTTCTTGCGCCTCGGGACGCGGATCCGATGGATGTCGCGCGGCTGTCGGAGTACGACAAGGTCTACGTCCGCGCGATCCAGCGCAGGGGCGAGGACATCTACAAGGAGCCGAGGATCAAGATATCTACGATACATGCGATGAAAGGGGGAGAAGACGACAACGTCGCAGTGTATACTGGCTCCACCAAAGCCTGCGTTGAGGGCAAACATCCGGAAGATGAGCACCGGGTTTTCTACGTCGCGGTCACCCGCGCGCGGAATGCTCTGTTCATCATCGAGTCGGACAAGAAATACAGGTACTACCTATGAAGCGTGACGAGATTCTAGATACGGCCAAGGCTCTGATCTGCGGGCAGCGTGCCCAAGACTACGGCGATGCCAAGCACAACTTCGACCGCATCGCCGCTGGATGGAACATCATCGTCGAGAACACCCAAGGTCCGCTGACCGCGCAGCATGTGGCGCTGATGATGGACTGGGTGAAGACGTGCCGCCTGCTCGAGACGCCGGGGCATCACGATTCGTGGATCGATAAGTGCGGCTACAGCGCGCTCGGAGGATCGTTTGATGCAGGGTGATCTGTTCAAGAAGGACCGTGTCATCGCCGAGCAGATGGATCAGGGCAAGGAGTTGACGTGGAACATCCCGTCCGAGTTCCCTGACCTGCGGCATCACAAGCAGATCGCCATCGACCTCGAGACTTGCGACCCCAAGCTTACGACGCTCGGGCCCGGGTGGGTGCGCAATGATGGGTTCATCGTAGGCGTGGCTGTAGCTGCGGGCGACTGGCAGGGGTACTTTCCGATCCGCCATGCCAACGGGCACAACCTCGATCCGAAGATCACGATGCGCTGGCTGCAGAAGCAACTCGACACGCCGCACATCGACAAGATCATGCACAACGCGACCTACGACTTGGGCTGGCTCCAAGCGGAAAATGTTAACGTGCAAGGCCGTATCGTTGACACAATGATCACGGGTGCGTTGGTCGATGAGAACCGCTATTCCTACAGCCTCGACAACCTAGGCCGCGACTACCTTGGCGAGCGCAAGGACGAGAAGCTGCTGCGCGTTGCGGCGGCAGAGTGGGGGCTGGATCCGAAGGCGGAGATGTACAAGCTGCCGCCGGAGTTCGTGGGCCGGTATGCCGAGCAGGACGCTGGCATGACGCTGCGCCTGTGGGAGCGGTTCAAGATCGAGTTGGACAAGCAGGATCTCTGGAACATCTGGAACCTCGAGACGGGGCTCATCCGCATGATGGTCAAGATGCGGGAGATGGGCGTCAGGGTAGACGTAGAAAAGGCAGCAAGAACAAAGGTTTACCTCAAGGAGAAGATCAAGGAACTGAAGGCCGAGATCCACCGGCTGACGGGGCTGAAGATCGAGCCGTGGGCATCGGCCAGCCTGCAGGCTGTCTTCGAGGAACTGGGGCTGGAGTATCCGAGGACCGAGGCCGGAGCCCCGTCGTTCACGAAGCAGTTCCTGCAACTGCACGAGCACCCGATTGCCCAGATGATCGTGAAGCTTCGGGAGTTCGACAAGGCCGACAGCACCTTCATCGACACGATCCTGCGTCACCAGCACAAGGGCCGCATCCACTGCGAGTTCCACCAGCTGCGCAGCGACGACGGCGGGACGGTGACCGGGCGGTTCTCTTCCTCGAACCCGAACCTCCAGCAGATCCCGGCCCGAGACAAGGAGATCAAGAAATTAATCCGGGGACTTTTTGTCCCTGAGGAGGGCTGCAAGTGGGGGTCGTTCGACTACTCGTCGCAGGAACCTCGGCTCTTGGTGCACTTCGCGGCCAGCCTCAACGGGGACAACCGCCACGCCATGGTTGATCGGATTGTCGAGGAGTACCACAACGGGGACGTGGACCTGCACCAGATGGTGGCAGACATCGCTGGCATCGACCGCAAGTCAGCGAAGGTGGTGAACCTCGGGATCATGTACGGCATGGGCAAGGGCAAGCTCGCCGCCCAGCTGGACATCTCCGAGCAGGAGGCGTCAGACCTACTGGCCACGCACCATCTCAAGGTCCCGTTCGTGAAGGGGCTTGCGGACATCGCGACCAAGCAGGCGACGGCCAACGGGCAGATCCGCACCCTCCTCGGTCGGCGCTGCCGGTTCCACCTGTGGGAGCCTGCGTCGTTTGGCTACAAGAAGCCGCTGCCGTTCGACGAGGCGATGAAGGAGTACGGCTCGCCGCTGAGAAGAGCGTTTGTTTACAAGGCGTTAAACAAACTGATCCAAGGTTCGGCTGCCGATCAGACCAAGAAGGCCATGTTCGACTGCAACGAGGCCGGATTACTTCCTATGCTCACCGTCCACGATGAGTTATGCTTCTCTGTGGAGGGCGATGACCAAGCGCGGCGGATCAAGGACATCATGGAAAACGGGCTGTCAGACGTCTTGAAAGTCCCCTCCAAAGTAGACGTAGACCTCAAGGACAACTGGGGAGAAGTCGAGTGATCGAGAAAGATTTCAAGTCGCTGGGGTTCAAGGACATGCACCCCATGCAGATCGAGGCCCTCATGGACCTGATCAACATGACCATCAACCTCGCATCGCACACCGGCGACCATGAGGTCCTCGAGGACGTCGAGGCCTACTGCGACGAACTGGTCAAGATCTTCGGCGGCAACGGCGTGAAGCTGACCATCGAGGTGGAAGTCTAGCCGCCCTGCAGGCGGGCAGCGATCTGTGCGTTCGCTGCCTGCTCGACAGGGTTGTCCCCCAACAGTGCAGGGTTCACGGGCCCCGGTGCGCGGGGCTGGAACTGCGGCATGACTGCGCCCTGCTGACGGAACGGGTTGATGAACCGCTGCTCAGGGGCGGGCGTCGGCGCGGGAGCCTGCTGACGGAACGGGTTGATGAACCGAGGCGTCGGCGCAGGTGCAGGTTCCGAGGGCCGAGATGGGTACTCCATGGCAGGAACTTCCAGAAGCGGCTGCCGCCGGAGGATGCTCTGCAGTTCTCGGATCTCGCGACGTGGGAACTTGTCCAGCGTGCCAGCGTTGCGCATCTCCTGCACGTTTCGATCACTGATGCTAAACGGTTCGAA